CCGCGAACCCGTCGACGACAGGAGCCACGACGACGGCAGGCAAGCAGATAGACCTTTTGAAAATACCCTCGGCTATCTGCGAGTCGAGCCGTGTGAGCGTCATCTTCGGGCAATCGGCCTGCAATATGGTTCATCGGATACAGCACCGCAATCCGAATAACTCTCCCGTCGGGTTCCTCGGTACGATGATGGGAGCCATTGCCAGAGCGAACGTGCAGGAGTCCGTGGCGTGGGTCAAGCAGTTCAATCTCTTCGCAGACGATTTTCAGGAGATCGAACTCGGATTCGGAGATACGAATATCGGAGCCGATGACGAATTCGTGAGCCTGAATGCTTACGAATCCCTCTCGCTGGCTCTGCTCGACGAACTCGATGACAAAGGATACATATTCCCGATCAAGTACGCCGGGCGAGAAAACGGCATCTACATCTCGCGCGACCAGACCTGTTCGCACGGAGATTTCAGAACCATCGCCCGCAATCGAACGATCAATAAAAGCCGTCGTCAGGTACGTGACGCGCTGCTGCCGTACGTGAACTCGCCGTTGATGGTCAATCCCTCGACAGGTTATCTGGCCGCTTCCAAAATCACGGCTTTCGAAACCCTGATCGGCGACATCCTCGCCAAGATGCAGGCCGCACAGGAGATCGCAGGATACGCCGTAACGATCGACGAAAAACAGAATGTATTGGTAGACGATACGCTTCGTATCGGATATGTCATCGTCCCGGTCGGCGTAGCCACACAAATTTACGTTGAAGAGGGACTGTCCTTAACCGCAAAATAATCGCACTATGCCTGTAATCAATAACGTAGCCTATTCGTGGTCGATGATAACCCTCTCTTCGACCGCTTTGGGCATCGAGGAGGGTTCTACCACGCTCGAAGGTGTGTCGGGGATCAAGTGGAGCCGCAAGCGCAAGATCGAAAGCAATTACGGTCTGGGCGGAAAGCCCGTGAGCCGCGGCTTCGGCAACATCGTCTACGAGGCGTCGATAACGATGGACTACGCCACGCAGCAGACCCTGCGTTCGATTTACGGCTCGTTGTGCGACATCGGCGAGTTCGATTTGGTCGTCTCCTTCGCCAATCCGTTGGCTTCGGACGACTGGACCACGACGTCGGTGGTTTTGAAGGGCTGCATTTTCGATGAGGATGCCATGGAGAGCCAGCAGGACGACACGAACATCACGCATGAGTTCCAGCTCCATCCCTTCGACATTCAGATCGGAAACTCGACGCTCTGATTACTTCCCGGCTATCAAACCTCACGCGGAGTATGGCTTTTTATGCCATACTCCGCGTATTTATTGGGCTCTTGCACATCCGGCAATATACAAACCTGTTCCCATAGGCTCCCATCCCCAAATTACCTTTATACCCTCAGAGGCGCCGTTGCCTCGGTAAAAACAGATGGAACTATGGTAATAGGTTATTTACGCGTCAGCACGGGTAAACAGTACCCGGCCAATCAGCGGGACGAAATCCAACGTTTCGCAGCAAGAAAAAATTTCAACATCGATGCATGGGTTACGGAAGTGGCCAGCGGAGGGAAAAGCGAAAAGGAGCGTAAACTCGGCCAATTGTTGAGCCGCATGAAACGGGGCGATACGCTGATCGTGACAGAGATTTCGCGTCTGAGCCGGACGCTTACCGACATCATGTCAATCATGGGCAAATGTCTGAAAAAGGAGATCAATCTCTACACGACCAAAGAGGGCTATACGTTCGACAACTCGATCAACAGCAAGGTGCTCTGTTTTGCGTTCGGGCTGGTTGCTGAAATTGAGCGGAACCTGATTTCGATGCGCACGAAAGAGGCGCTGGCCTTACGCCGATCCGCAGGCATCGTGCTCGGACGCCGCAAGGGTAGCTATACGAAATCCCAGTTACTGATCGAGAACCGGCAGCAGATTATCCGAATGCTGAACGACGACTGCTCGGTAGCAGGCATCTGTAAGCATTATTCCCTGTCCCGGGAGACGTTTACGCGTTTTAGAAAGAAGTATCCATCCGTAGAGCGGGCTTTCCGGGAGAAAGAGAAACGTCGCATCAGCCGTATCGGCAATCACGAAAACAGACTCTAAAAATAAAGCCACAGTCGTAAGGTACTGTGGCTTTATCGTTGGTTAAAACGTTGGTTTTCTGCTGCAAAGATAGTGGCCTTCTGAGAATTACGCAAGAAAAATAACTAAAAATCTACACTTCAATAGATTAAATATATGCTATGTGTCTGATTGTTAATATTATAGGTGGGTATTTTGCGGAGGTGCAAAAATAACCAACGTTTTAACCAACGATAAAACTGTATACACCGGGTGGAGCGAAGAGGCATCTGCGGTTTACAAGCGTTTTGTCGATGGCTTTTGTCATTGTAGCACAGATATATATAGTCGAGCCTATGAAGAGAGGTTTATCTATTCTGATAGCGGTTATGCTCTGCACCGGGACGTTGCATGCGCAGGATATCGGTCATGCTGTGGATTCGATGCGGATCTTCTATCGTCAGGGGTACCGTTACGTCGACCCTCAGTTCCGCGACAACCGGGTCGCTTTGGATCATTTCCGGGCGTCGATCGACAGCGCCCTGCGTGCCCGGTCCCTCGATCGGGTCGTGATCCGTTCATACGCTTCGCCCGACGGCACGAACCGGGCAAACATCCGTCTTGCCGCGTTACGTGCGGATTCTCTGGCGTCGTATCTTCTGCGCCACACGAATCTTCCTGCGGACCGTCTGGAGAAATACTCGGACGGGATCGCATGGGATCTGCTGCGTGATCAGGTTGCGGCCTCCGACATGGAGTACCGCGAGGAGATTCTCCACATTCTGGATCATACGCCGGTATGGATCTACGACGAGCATGGAAAAATCATCGACGGCCGCAAGAAACAGTTGATGGAGGTCGGCGGCGGCGCTCCGTACCGGTATATGTACGAAACGTTCTTTCCGGACCTGCGCAGCAGTGCTTCTGCCATGCTTTATGTCTATACGATCGCACGCCCCGACACCTCTGCCGTGGTC